GTAACAGAAGTAGATTCAATACCTTTTATATCTATGACACCTGTTATTATGCCTCACAGATTTCATGGTAGATCTATTGCAGAATTAGTAGAAGATATACAATTAATTAAATCTACTGTTATGAGACAAATGTTAGATAATATGTATCTAACAAATAATAACAGAGTTGCCATCCAAGATGGTCAAGTTGCTATGGATGATCTTCTTACAAATAGACCTGGTGGAATTGTAAGAACTAAGCAACCACCTTCTAATGTAATGATGCCTATTCAAGCACAACCAATTACAGAACAAGCAAGTGGTATGTTAGCATATCTAGATTCTGTTAAAGAAACTAGAACTGGTGTTAGTAAAACTTCACAAGGTTTAAATGCTGACTCATTAAATAATAAAACAGCAACTGGTATGAACCAGGTTTTAACTCAATCTCAAATGAGAATGGAGTTAATTGCAAGAATATTTGCAGAAACTGGTGTTAAAGATTTAGCTTTAAAAATATTCGAGTTGGTATGTAAGTACCAACAAAAAGAAAAGATCGTAAGAATTAGAGGTAAGTATATACCTATGAGACCTTACGAATGGAAAGACAGAGTTAATGTTACAGTCCATGTTGGATTGGGTACAGGATCAAAAGAACAACAATTAATTCTTATTAATGCTATATTAGAAAGACAAATGCAGGCTATAAACCTTCAACAGAATGTTCATGGTCCTATGGTTAATTTAAGAAATATATATAATTCTTTAAAGAAATTAGTTGAAAATGCAGGTCTAAATAGTATAGAACCTTTCTTTATGGATCCAGACGTAGGAGCAGCTCAAATGCCACAACTTCCACCTAAACCACCTACTGAGTTTGAAAAAGTTACTTTAGCACAGGTTCAAGGTGAAAACCAAAGAGCACAGTTAAAAGCTGAAACAGAAATTAAACGTATTGAAGCACAAATGAGACAAAATCTTTTAGACTTTGAATTAAAGATAAAAGAAATTGAACTTAAATATGGATCTAAAATTGATGAACTAGAATTAAAACGTAGATCTATGATGGAACAAGAAGATCTAAAATCTTCTGGTAATCTAATGAAAGAAATAGTAAAAGGACAAGATCAATTCTTTAATACTCAACAACAAATAGATGGACAACAAAGAAAAGCAAGTCAGGGAAGGCAAGAGAGCCGAACAGCTCTTAAACGACCCCTTACTTAAAACAGCATTCGAAGATCTTCTTGGAATATATAAACAAGAAATCTTCAATACAAGTTTCACTGAGAATGACAAGCGTACATACCTTTGGGTAGCCTACAATCTAGTAGACAAAATCAGAGGTCATTAACAAAGCATCATGGCAAGTGGAAAACTAACTCAACAAGAGTTAGATCAATTAAATAAACGAAGTTAAGCTAACGCAACTTCAAATACGTCAACCAACAAGAAAGGAACGTTATGGCACAAGAACAAACTGTTCAAGGTGCTGCTGAAAAGATTTCAGGACTATTGAATCCTAAACAGGAAAAACAAGAAACTGAATCTAAAGCAGAACCATCAGAGTCTACTGAGAAACAGGAAACTCAAGAGAGTCAACCAAAGTCTGAAGGAACTCCTGAGGCGACTACTGAAAATACTGAGGTAACAGAAGAAACACAAACAGAATTAGAGGAACCAGAACTCCACCGAATTAAAGTACAAGGTCAAGAGTTAGAAGTTACCCTCGATGAGCTGAAAGCAGGTTATTCTAGAGACTCAGATTATAGACAAAAAACTCACACTTTAGGGTTAGAAAAGAGAGATCTTGAAGCTCAAAAGACGAGTTTGCGTCAATCTTATGATACTCGACTATCAGAGTTAAATGAACTTATTGCAACTGCTGACGCTACTGTCAGACAACGCCAAGGAAGTGAAGATCTTCAAAAGCTTTACGATGAAGACCCCACAGCTGCAGCCAAACTGGACTACCAGTTAAGACAACAAAATAGGCAGCTAGAGGATGTCAAGTCTAGAGCTAGAGAAGCTCAAGCACAACAATACGATGAATTCCTTGCAACACAGAAAGAGTTAGCAGCAACAAAAATACCAGAGTATAGCGATCCCAATAAAGCAGATCAGTTTAAATATAATATGCGTACTTCTTTACGTAATTATGGTTTTAATGATCAAGAAATAGGATCACTTGCAGATCATAGATTTCTTATGGTTGCAAAGGATGCTATGAGCTATCAAAATTTGAAAAATAAAAGACCTATTGTTCAAAAGAAAGTAGCAAATGCTCCAAAAGTCGTTAAAGCTGGTGTTGCAAAATCAAATACAAGTTCTGGTAGAGAAGGCATAAGAAATAAGATTGGCAAGTTACGTAAGTCTGGACATCTTAAAGATGCTCAGTCTGCAATACTTGACATGATTAATCTTAAATCTCAACAAAGGAAATAAACAATGGCACAACCAACAAATACGTTTGATACGTATGATTCGATAGGTGAAAGAGAAGATCTTTCTGATGTTATTTATAACATCTCACCTACAGACACGCCATTCCTAAGTTCAGCTGCAAAGACTAAGTCTACTGCAGTTTTACACGAATGGCAAACAGACTCTTTGGCATCAGCAGTTACTAATAATGCTGTCATCGAAGGGGATGAAGCAACTTTGGATGCTGTTACTGCAACAACTAGATTATCTAACTCTTGTCAAATTATGGACAAAACAGTTGTAATCACAGGTACGCAGGAAGCAGTTGACAAAGCTGGTAGAGCATCTGAGATCGCTTACCAAATTGCTAAAAAAGCTAAAGAGCTAAAAAGAGACATGGAAAGTACTCTTACTTCTAACAATCTTGAAGTAACAGGTTCAGCATCAGCTGCAAGACAGCTAGGTGCACTTGGATCTTGGGTAGTAACTAATGATGATTTAGCTTCAGATGGTGCTTCTGGTGCAGGTGCAGGAAATGCAGCTCACACGAATGGTACTCAAAGAGCTTTCACAGAGTCTCAATTAAAATCAGCAATTAAATCAGTATGGAACTCTGGTGGAAATCCAACTATGATTATGGTTGGACCTTTCAATAAGCAAAAATTGTCAGGTTTCACTGGTAACAGTACTAGATTTGATGCAGGTGCAGACGCTACATTATATACTTCTGTAGATGTCTATGCTTCTGATTTTGGTCAATTACAAGTAGTTCCAAATAGGTTCTCTAGAGATAGAGATGCTTATATTTTAGACATGGATTACTGGGGAGTAGCTTTCTTAAGAGACTTCACTATGCATGAATTGTCAAAAACTGGCGACTCTGAAAAGAGACAGCTTTTAGTAGAAGCAACTCTTGAATCAAGAAATGAAGCAGCGTCAGGTTCAGTAATGGATCTAACTACTTCATAATAATATAACTGTTTAGGCGAGTAACCTTTAATCTGCTCGCCTAGCAGCATTTCAAACAATTGAAGATCTGAGATAGGTTAGGATCGGAACAATTAAAGGAATATAATGAGAACATTAAACGACTATTTTTTAACATCTAAAATTACTAACATTAGTGCGTCAGGATCAACTTTTGTACCTGTACCTGATGGAGGTAAAGTAATTAAAATTATAACTAGCATTAAAAATGCAATATCATCTGCAAACGCAGCTCTTACATGGGAAATTGGTGGAACAGCTATGACTGGCTCTGCAATTACAGTTACTCAATCTGGATCTGCTGCTGGTGATGTAGATACATCAGAACCTACTGCAGCAAACGATGTAGCAGAAAATGGAACTATCGAAATGATAAGTGATGGTGGATCTTCAACTGCTTGCGAATGTGTAGTAACATTTGTAATTAGAAGATAATTAAATTGGATTAATGTTCCTGGAACGTTCTGGGAACACATCCTAAACAAAAGGAAAACAAAACATGAACTATGGATTAAGACATGGAACTGTACATAAGCTAACTTCTGGAAGTTCATCTTCTGCTAGTTCAGCTTTTTCAGCTAACATAGAATACATAAGAGTTGTAGGTACTATTGCTTGTCATATACATATAGCAGTATCACCAACAGCAACTACAAGTACTACTTACTTACCTGCAGGCGAAGTTGAAGTTATTAAAGTTTCAGCTGGAGAAAAGATTGCAGTATTAAGAATAGGTGGTTCTGATGGAGAACTATACGCTACTGAATTAACTGAATAATGGCTAGAGTAAGAGCAACCGAATGGAATGCTGAT